GCTGTGATAATCGCGAAAGGCAATCAAAGAACTCCAGGCACGTCGGAAGAAAATCAAAACCAAGGGCAAAGAGAACGTCTTTCACATGATCGTTGACGGTGAAATTCGCAAACTCGAACAGAACATCGCAGTCATGGATGAGGGTCTGAAAGTTGTCGCCGAAGCATTCAAGGCTCTGGATGAATATGAAAGTAGCGAGAAGGAGCCGACGTCGCCATCGCAGACGCTTTACATCAACCCGTTTAGCGCCACATCATCGTCAGGTTGGTAAGGAGAACAATTGATTAGAGAACAACCATCAACAGCAGGGATTCCGATTTTTCGAGAGCTCGACGGGATCGAGGCAGCCGAAATTTTCGCGCACGATCTCGAGCAAGCAATCATCGACCTGCTCGCTACTGGAGAGTTCAAACAGAAGGCTCTCGACCTTTTCGAAAAGAGCGGGAAGTTTGGCGCCGGCGCAGCCTACCCTGTGGTGATTATGATCGCCAACATGAGGATCAAAGTGTACACATCGGTAGAAGCTGCGCGGTCGAAAGAGAAGATGCCGCCACCTCAGAGCCATTCACTTGTGATTGAGACTGGTAAGCATGGCCCAGACTCCGAGGAAGTGATCACATCGGACGTGCAAATCTCGCGAATCATCGGGACTGACACTTCGAACGCGGTGGATCGCGCTCGCAAAGAAGTTGGTATTACTCCAAAGGTGCCAAAGAAAGACAATCAGGGCATCGTGGTAAACTCAACAGACGAGCATGAGGCGCGGGCGGCAGACTATAAAGATCGCATGGCGAAGACCCATTCAAAGGCAGCGGAAACACGAGCAGCAAAGAAGGCAGAACGTGAGAAGTTGGCGAACAATGAACAAGTGCCGAAAGAGGCGTGAGCGGCGATTGGAGTTCTATCGCAAAGCCAGTCTGCCTGTGGGTCGGGTATCGAAATCCCGGAGAACTGGTTCTGGCCGCGCCGCTATTACGCCGACTTCAACGCGGTGATGTTTGACTGGATTATCAATGGAACCTGAAACCACAGAGAAGGAGCCGCATCGCATCTTTGGGAGTAAGAACCCAAACATGCCGCTGTGGAAAGACCGCGTTCAGAAAACGAATGGTGGTCGCGCTCGAAACATCACATGGGAATCCAGTGTGTTGAAATACATTCGACCCTTTCGTGAAAAAGCCGGATGGAAGACCACTCGCTTTTGCAAAGAAGTTGTGGGCGCAATGCGGCTGATGGCTGGCCGATACGAGCAGATAAAAAAGGTGCTCGACATCTGGGATGGCTATGCACAAAAAACCAAGGGCCAAGTGTTCTCACTCGACAGAGCATGTGATGAAGCGGGAGTTGATCGCGATGAATTCGCGGGACTCGCACTCGCCGCGGTCAAGCAGCACTTTCGCATGACGGCGATGTCGATTGTGGATCTCAATATCGGTGACTTGGTTCAAGCCTCAGTAGACTACGCGAGTAAGGACACGAAAGAGTCATCGCCTGAACGAATGCGCCATCTTGAGAAGGCGGGCATTATCGACAAGGTGGCCCCAGGTGGAACCAAGGTCATCGTCAAACAGACCGCCAACAATAACCCGTCAGTTCCTGGTCGTTCGTTTGATTCACAAATGGAAGAATTCGATAAGGTGATCGATGGTGAGATTTTGGGTGAAACCAAACTGATTGGAGACGGTCAATGAGCATGGAAATCGGAGTCGATGATGGCAAGTGCGTCACCTGTAAACGCGGCTGGCCTCAAACCACTTTCAAGAATTACGACGAGAGCGATGCGACGCTTCCAATGGAATGCGATCAGTGCATCGCGGCGAAGTCTCGCGTAGAGCAAATCGCAGAGAAGATCGATGAAGCCCAGAACGGCACCGCCGCCGTGGTGGTTCGCCAAGTCGTCGTTACAGGCATCAAGTCAGGAACGAAGGTGACTGGATTTCGATACCCAACTCACGTAAACCATTCCGAGCTGATCCTAACCGATCTGCTGGTTACATTTGAAAACGGATCGGAGTATCTTTACGAGAACGTGCCTGTGGTTGTTTGTGAAGCGTGGATGGGGGCTTCGTCTTTTGGGACTTACTTCATTCAGCAGATCAAAACGAGCTACGAATTTAAGAAGGTGAAATAGATGGCATGCACTCAATGCTCGTGCTGTTGCGATTGCGATCCCGGCGATCCGGAATGTGAGTTTCAGAACGCTCCCGCCGAATTCGAGCCGGGAGATACCGTCTTCATCCACGAGACAGTTACGGGGAAACGGTTCGGCGAGCGCGCCTCCGTGGTCGAGTGTGACGGCGAAAAGATTATCGTTCGCACGCCTGATGGAGCACTGTTTTCAGGCACTAAAGAGAATGTCAGATTCGCGTAAAGGAGAATCCAATGCAAATCAAACCTACAATCACAAAGAGCTTGACTGGACGGAAAATGATTCTCGGCAAAAGAGCCGAAGAGCTAACCGCGCTCGCAACCGCCAATGAATCCGCTGCTACCGATCAACGGAAAGAAGTCGCGGAGTTGGAAGCGGAGATTGCTGACATTGATGAACTCCTGAGTGGGCCGGCAGAGGAATAGATGGCGAAGCGTTACTCGAATTGTCCGACATGCGGCGGCATCTGTGAGCAGTTCCCGCCGTTCCCCAAACCGCACGTTCATCTTGTGGCGATGCAGGATCGCGAATTGCGCCGACTGGTTGACGATCTTCAGGAACAACTTCAGCGATGGGAGAAGCGCGCCGAGGCGGCAACGCCAAACGAATTCATTGAAACCTTCACGTCTGATGAGTTGATGCAAGAGATAAAGCGCCGCTGCGGAATTCCAACGCCGATCCGTTGGAGCGACTTACAAGGCTGATGTATTCCAGCAAGATCAACAAGCGGAACTTAGAAGCCGCCAACAAGATATTCCAGCGCCAGTATCCTCACTCCGAACTCGTCATTCATTCCATCCCGCTAGTCGAAGAGTGGAACGCTCACTTCGAAACCATTCGAGCGAAGGACGGGCAGTTTACGCGGCCACTTACTCCTGAAGAAGATCTGTGGATCACGAACGAGCGGATGGTCTGCCGGATTAACCACCGCTACATGCTTTCTCGTTATTGCTTTATAAAAGATCGATTCAGCAAAATCGTTCGTTTCCAGCCGAATATCGCACAGAGAATTATTGTGGACGTGCTCGGAGAAATGGAAGAAGCGGGAGTTGAACTCGTGCTTCAGTTTCTCAAAGCGCGTCGCCTTGGTGTCTCGACTCTCTTTCAATTACTCGTGGCGATCCGCATCATGTTCAGCCGAAACATTTCAGTAATCAGTTCGGCGGCAAATCCGGAGACATCAGACAAACTTTCAAAGATGCTTTGGCTGGCAATTGAGAAAACCCCGTTCTGGCTTCGACCACTGTGTCCCTATCTTGGCGACTCCGCATTTCTCAACGGCAAACCAAACGGTCGATACAAGACAGGCATCTTCTATGAGTTTTCAAACGGTGTTCGACTGGACATCGAGCATGGCGATCAGAAAGCCGATCCCGGTCGCGGTGAGAATCCCAGTGTTGCCCACTTTTCTGAGACGGCCAAGATAGAGAAGCCCGAAAATTTGATTGATGCAGGATTCATGCGCGCAATGATTCCGTCGCCAATGAACCTCGCTTGCTTCGAAGGAACTGGTGAAGGCAACGTTGGATGGTGGCCAAAGAAGTGGGAGTTCAATAAGAAGAATTACGGGATACCAGGTTCGGGCGCGCGCATGAGGCCGACCTTTCTCGGCTGGTATGTGGGTCGCGACATCTACCCGTCTGAAACAGATTTAAGAACGCAGGGATGGTATGAAATCGGAGACACTTGGGAGCCGTCGCAGGGAACCGCAGAACACGCGAAGCAATGCGCCAAAGCTGTGCGCGCCGACCCTTTGCTCACAAAGCATCTGGGCAAGGATTGGGTGATGCCTCGCGAGCAGATGTTCTTCTACGAGACGAATATCAAGGAATATCGAGTGGACAAGAAGCTCCACATTTGGGCGAGAGAAATGGCAGCGAATGACAGGGCCGCATTCACTCCGTCGTACAAGTCAGTATTCGATCCTGACCTGCTGATGAAGTATCAGGATGCTATTGCAGAACCGAAAGGAGTCTTTGGACTCAGAGGCACATGCGGAAAAGATCAGCTTGTCCCGAAGCGTTATCAACCCACAGAGCACCTGGGCGGAACGTCACTTCGCGTGACGGCTGACTGGTCCCGAAAAATAGGCCCATTCAACTTCGAACTCTACCCGCTGAAATTCAAAGGTTGGAATGAGTTTGATGAAGCTGGAAAAATCATTATTTGGGAGTGGCCAAAGAAAGGTGAAATCTATTCACTGGCCACCGATAACGCCGATGGTCTTGGCGCCGACCGTACCGTAATTCAAATCCTGCGCAAAGGTGGCATGGGAAGGTGCGATGCTCAGGTTGTAGAGTTTTGCTCAGACGCGATCAGCGGCGTGGAGCTGTGGCCGTGGGTGCTGGCGCTCGGAACCTTCTACTCGACGATGCGGGATGGCAAGATGCGATTGCCAAAGTTGATCCCTGAAACGAACCGTGAGGGCGGCAGGCAGTTGCTCAAAGAGCTTGAGATGCGTGGCTGGAAGTCGAACGACATCTACTTCGAATACAAACATCGATCGACGTCGCGCAAAGCAGCCGGAACAGTTTCGTATGGCTGGCAGATGACTCCAATGAATCGCGATGAATTGGTTCAACGTGGAATCCAGGCACTTGAAAATGAAGTGATCGAAGTGAACTCTCCGGCCTTGGTAGACGAGATGGCGTCATTTGTTCGGGATGAGAATGGGAAGAAAACAGCGGCAAAAAATCGCCATGATGACAGGTTGATTTGCCTATTTCTCGCGTTCCACGGACTGTATGCTGAGATAGCCAGGGCAACAGGAGCCGACCCAACAATTGAAAGAACTCGTGCCATTCCGGAGGAAGTGTTGTACCCTGTGGCGACAGAGGGTTCGATGAACGACGTCAGCCGCTACCTTGATGAAATGATCGGAGGCTAAATGGCAAAGAAACCAATCCCGATGCCAGTCTCAAATGAGCCGGACTACCCGTCTCTCGCTGAGATGAACAGTCGCGCAGTCGAGGAAATGGCGGCGCGTCAGCGCAACGAGCATCAGATGTATGCGGCCTGTCCGAGTTGCGGCCAGCAATTAACCGCTGCCGAACACGCACTCAAATCGACATCTTATGAGCCAACTCGGCCTGTCTTTTGTCGTGCTTGCGGGTGGTCGGGATCGGCGTACCGGGATTGCTATTGATGGAAATTGAAGTTCTCGCCATTGGCACGGAGGTTACGATTGACGGTGAAATTCCGGCGACGATCCGGGGTATCTGCATTCGCTCAGAAAGCAATATCACCTATGAATGCGTTTGGTGGGACGAGCGAAGCCGGAAGATTGAGTGGCTGACTGTCGACGAAATCAAACCCAAGTCCGAGCACAAGGCCATCACGATTCGACCACGAGGGTTAGCATGAAAAGACGTTCATTTGTTCAATCGCTATTAGCACTCCCGGCCGCTGTTGCGCTGTCGAAGATTCTTCCAGTCAACCCCGAACCACCGCCACCCATCGCCGATAATTTGTTTACCGCACCGCCGCTCACGTCTTATCTGGCGAGTCCGCAACGCATTCGCATTACAGGTCGCAACCAGCATGGGGAAGTTATCTCAGAAGAGATCGTCGCTGGACATTTTGGTGAGATTAGTTTTAAGGACATTACACGCATCAAAGTCATCCAATGAAAACTCACGTCATTCGCAAATTCATCTGTCCTCGCCACAGCTACTTCGACGCGCTGGTCAAGTGGGATGAGCGATACAATCCTCAGAAGTGTCCTCAGTGTAAAAAGAAATGTGAGTCAGTGTTCATTGCTACTCGCGCCGCGCTTCCGGCCGCAACTATTGTTTACGAGAAAATGGTTGGTGGAAAGGTCGAAAGGCTCTATGTTGATCCGCAGGAGCCAGCATCAATTGCTTTCGCAGAGAAGAACAAGTTTCAGCGTCGTGAAATCCAAGGCATGGCCGAAGCGCGAAGATTCGAACATGAAGTCGCGAACGAAATGCGCCGTGAGCATACGGAGCAACAGAACGCGATGAGCCGGAAGAAAGAAGAAACGATGCGCGAAGCCCACGCGGAATTGCGTGATATGATGCCGCACATGGATGACTTCTCGCGAGCGCTCGCGAAGGAAGCTATTCGACAGTCAGAGTCGGGATACTCGCAGTCATACGATCCGAATTTCCGAATTGGGGCTTACAACTAAAGGAGCTACATCATGGATTGTTTCATCACGTTCGACGTTCACTGTTCAAAGGGTCACGAACTTGCTAAGTCCATAGGCGACGATTCGATCACATATCGCCACGAGAACGCGGCAGACTGCGAGTTCGGTGAAGAATCCGTGACGGTTTCGAAGATCACACCGGAGCAACTGTCCGTATTGTTCAAGCCCGCAAAGAAAGCCGCTGCGCCCGCGTCCAAGAAAACAGCCAGCAAAAAATAGATGGCTCTGTCTCAATACTTCGCTCCAGTAGCGGTCAATTCCTCCGGTCGGAAACTCGGATGGCTTCGCGAAGCGTTTCGCGAATCTGAACTCGGAGTAGAAGCCTGCTATGGATATGATCTTCTTGATGAAGACCTGCGCATCTTTCGGCAGATATTTCCCGATTTGCTCTCGGGCTTTGGTGGCCCCGCGCCATCGAGCCCGCCACTCTCAACACCCACCGGAGCAGCAGTAAATCGCGGCCTTCACATTCCCCAAGTGAAGCGAATGCTCTCCGAGATGACCGCCATCCTCGGAAACATCGAGCCATCATGGACGCATACTGCCAGCAATGAAGAACTCCGCGACGTGTCCGACAAACTGGATGCGTGTACGCGAGTTTGGTGGGAGCGCACTCACGCAGTTGAACGCATCATCGAAACGATCCAATGGTCGGCAGTGAATCGTACTGGCTACATCTTCCCGAAGTGGAACCCACATTTTCATGGCATCAATCAGGGCGATATTGAGTTGGGAGTTGGTGGGCCAAAATCTTTCTTCCCGCTCTGGTGTCCCAAATCGAACGACATTCAGCAAGCCTACGCCGGCACAATCGTCGAAGACATGCCGATTCATCAGTTTGGGATTACCTGGCCAACGCTGGTGAATAGCGTCAAGGTGAACGATCAGGCTACAGCGAACCTTGCACAGCAGGCAGGGCGCGCGGTTGGCAACGCACTTCGCGGCGCCGCAGAGTTGTTTGACCCATCCACGGGCAAGAAGCAGTTTCACGGACAAGTCCCGGCAGTCAGGGTTTACTACACCTACATTCGGGATATGTCGATGAACCTCACGGGTAATCCAGTTGAGATGGGCACACCGCGAACCTATTGGAATTATCGCGTGCCCGCAGTCGGTTCGGATATCCCTACTGGACTCATTAACCCAAATACAGGGCAAGACCTGACACGGAAAGCACAGCCAGAAGATTGCTATCTTTATCCGTGGCTTCGATTGGTAATCTGGACAAACGAGGTTGTTTGCTACGACGGCCCAAGCCATGCGTTTCACGGCAAGATTCCAGCAGTAAAACTCACTCTCGATCCGTGGCCGTGGGACTATCTTGGCGGCTCGTTAGTTCGCGACATTGCATCGCAGGCAGAAGCGTTTAATCGTTTGGCGCGTTCAATCGATCATCGCGAACAGAAGAAAGCGAAACCACCGCGACAAGTCAACATGGATATGATCGATGACACGACCGCAGAAAGTCTGAAGCGGCTGATTGAGACTCCCGGCGAGTTGGTTAAGGTTGATAGTTTCCGTGAAGGTGAAGTCATTCGCCCTCTGGACGATCCCCGCAACAATGAAATTCAGCAGTGGGAGTTGGAATATGGCAAGTCCCTCATCGAGTCAATGACCGACGTACTCGGCCTCAACAATCTTCAGAGACTTGCTGAATCACGACAAATCCCCAGCGGCGACACATCTGAAAAACTTCTTCAAATCACAGGTGCGCGCACCCAACGCAAGGGCAACATCATGGAGCGATTCTGTGCTGACCTTGCGCCAATGGTCGACGGCCTGATGCTGGAGTGGTACACCGCGAAATTCCGTTGGCGACTATTCGGATACAAAGGCCAAACGATTTATGACTATGACCACGATCCCGGCACGATGGTCCCGGCCAACATTCCGGGCCGTCCACTGCCTACAGGGATGGTCTTTGGTGATGGTCGCTCCGGCATGTTCGACTCTCGCATCAAACGCGCTCGCTACTTGATGACCACAATGGGGGTTCAGATCGAGCGCGGTTCGTTGCTGGACGTGACGTCGATGACGCGACAACTGCTCGAGTTGAGGCTCTACCAGGATCCCAACTTCCCGAAAGATCCGATTTCACTGGCTGAGTCGCTACGGCTAAATAATGTTGGTAGTTTAGACGACGGCGAGGACAAGGACAGCCGTATAGGGCGTGCTAAGAAATGGGCGAGAATTCAAACAGAAACCCTCGCAGCCCTTCAAGCGTTAGCGCAACAGATTATGGCGGCGGGTGATCCCTCTGCCCAGCTGGCAACTATGATGCAGACCCTTGGCGCGGGTGCTGGCGGCAATGGTGGTGGGGCGCACGATGCGACAGGCCGACCCGAAGGCCGTCCGCCAAGTTATGAAGCACCGCCCGTGATGGAAACCCGCGACAACGGGCAAAGGACGATCATAAATACATCCGACCGAACTCGTGAATAAACTATGAGCGCTCAACTAAAGCCAGTTCCCCGCACGCAGTCTCGCTTACAAATAAAGGCGAGATTTGAACACGAAACACTTCAATTCGAAGGCAATCTTTTTGAATTCGTGGAGCACTTGATGCGCGAGAAGTGGACGGGCAAAGGTACGTTTGTGCTCAACCAGGGAACGGTAATGGCAATGGATTTCGATCTTCGCGGGAAAAAGTCTATTGACAATGCGGGAACTTAACTCGTACAGTTAGCGGCGAACGAAGGTCGATTGGCTCGCGCCTATTTAGTAAGGCTACCGACAAAGGCTCACGGGAGAAATCCTGTGGGCCTTTTTCTTTTGACAACATGACACCAATGACATCAGTGCCCACGCAAGGGGGCGACATGGGAATGCAATCGGCGATTAACACGGCCGATCCCAGAGCCTTGATTCAACAACCAGTTGGTGTTTCAGGCCCGTCACCGGAAGACACTTCTAACGGCATCATTGATTCATTAAAGCAAGTCGTAGGCATCATGCAAGCAATCGCTGGAACGAATTCACAGGTGGCAGACGAAGCCGATGCAGTTCAAAAACTGTGCATTCAGATGGCGATGAAAACTCAATCACAGGCCGGAAGTCCGCCTCAGTCAACTATATACTGAGATGGATCAACCCGCGCCTCTCGCTCAACCCGGCATAGCCGGAAGGCGGAAAGGTAGATATGGCAGAATTCAAAATCGAGGATTACATCAAGTCGCTCAACCTTCAAACCGACGAGGAGAAGAAGGCGGCCGAACTGTTATTCGCGAAACCGGAACGAGTTGAAGAAGTAAAACGCGGCTGGAATACCGTGCAAGAAGGTTCACGGATTGTCACGGAGGCCCAGACCCTAAAGCAACAAGCCGAAGCCGCGCAACGCGCCGCCGCCGAGAAGGAAGCGGCCAACAAAGCATGGTTCGATTCGTTGAAAAAGTACGAGGACGATGCGAAGGCCACTGCCGATAAGGCGACGGCCTATGAGAAGTACCTGGCCGATATGGGTCTGACACCTGAAGCAGTTTTGACCGGAAGCGGCGTTCAACCGCCGGCACGAAAGGCAGCAGAACCTGCGATGGATACCAAGTTTCTCGAAGAGAACAAGCAATTTCGCGATCAGGTTACGGCTACCGCCACCCTGCTGGCCGATCTTCCGTTCGAACTTCAAGCCATCAGCAATCGGCACGTCGAGCTTTACGGGACCGTGCCGCCGCCGGCGGTGATGCGGGAACTTAAGGGCAAGTTCCTTGACCCGTCCAACACCAAGCCGCTGATGGAAATCGCCAGCGCAGAGCTGCACTTCGGCGAACGCGAGAAACAAGTAGCCGATGAGGCTCTTGAAAAGCGCGTCGAGCAAATGCTGGCAGAGAAAACAATGAAATGGGAATCGGAGCATAAACTGCCCACCGGGGCGCTGAGTGCCGCCGAAACCGAACCCGCCGTCAACATGACGAGCGAGAAATTTGCATCCGAGGTCAAGCGATCTTCGGAGAACGATATTAACCGGGTGAGCGAGAGAGACGTGGCCGCGTTCCAAGCTGCCGAACAAGAACTCGCTGGCCTCGGCATAAGGATGACCGGATGAAACACAGGGGCTTCGCCTCCTGTGACAACACTGGAGGCTAGATATGTCACTTAACATTTCGTGGCTGGACGCGATCACAAATAAAGTGATCAATCCGAGCGCGATCGAAGACCTTGTGTTTCGCAATGCCGTACTTCTGGCCTATACGCGGAAGAACGCATTCGAGGTTTATACGGGCGGTGTCTCAATGGACAACGCCTTCCTCAACAACGCCATGATCGGCGGCGCGTTTGCCAAGGGCGACCCGCTTTCGACTGACGTAGTTGAGCCGATTGCAGGGCAAACGTTCCCGCCTCGCACGTACTACACAGCGGTTGCGCACTACCTGGAAAATCTCGCCATCAACCGCGGACCCGCGGCAGTGTTCAAGGCGCTTTCGGTGAAGCACCGAGCAGCGATGAACACCATCAACAACATCTTCAACGTCGCGCTCTATCGTCACGGACAGGCGACCACTACGGGAATCATTTCGGGTGATCGCAGCACCCAGACGAACGGGCTGGACGAGGCGCTGAATGATGGCGCGACGCAAGGGCCGTTCGGCGACTACTTCGTTTCCTATGCTGGCCAGTCGCGCGCCAACACCTCGGAACTGGCGGCGGGCTACTACTCAGTACCCTATTTCTGCGGCAACGCAACGACGGGCGCGGGCGGCGAAATCAATTACTCCAAGATGCTCGCGGCCTATCTGCGAGCGGTCAAGGGCAATCGCAAGCCAAACATCGCGCTGACATCCAAGTCATGCTGGGGCTTTATTGCGGCCAAGATTCAGGCGCAGCAAATCTTCCAGTTCACAGCAGGGCAGACGGACGCCTACTTTGGCGCCGACTCAATCAAGTTCATGGGCTGCGACATCATGATCGACGAGTATTGCCCGTCGACCATTGACGGCGTAAACGACCCTCGGTTGGGCAATTACCTGCTTTCGACGTTTGCAGCATCGACCACGAACCAGCAAACGCTGCCTGGCAAGATGCCTTTCGCCGGAGAAACGGTCACTGCTGGCGAGGCGATCTACTGGCTGAACTCCGAACCGCTGAAGTTCCGCTTGTCGGATCATCCGCTGTTCAACTTCGGATGGAAGGGCTACGTTCCGCAGGCGAACGGCACGAAGATCGTCGGCGACATTCTGGCTATGGGCACTCTGGAATACAGAGCGCCGTGGCTGGGCGTCATTCAATTCGGTATCACCAGCTAAAAGGGAGGCTGAGACAAATGTTCAACCAAGACAACGGATTAACTCTCGTCACAGGCTTCCTGAATTCTGAAGATGTGGCATATGCCGGGGGATATCAGGGACTCGCGGGAGCCCCGGGCGAACTCGGCCAGATCGTTTCGATTGGCGACGCGCTCGCGCTGAAACTCTCGAAGATTGCCACGGGCACGCTGTACGGTGGTCTGTATCAGAAGGTGCAGTTCAAGTCGGGATCGTCCGCATCGAACATTCGCGGTGGCGCTCTGATTTGGTACGACCGGGCCAACTTCATCGTTACGCCGGATCTCGCGGCCGTGACTGAAGGCGACTTTGCGGGCATCGGTCTGATGGCGAACACCAAAGGCAACTATGGTTTCATTCAGGTGGCCGGAAAATGCACGATTCAGTACCGCGCCTCGGTGACTGACACTAACGTCAGCGACCTCGTGCTTCAACTGACCACCACGAACACCTTTGACGCGATTGCGGACGCAACCGGATCATACATCTCAGGTGGAACCAAGGGTCTGAAGAATATCGTCGGCGTGGCGATCGAAGCTCCGGCCAACAGCGGCCTGAAAACAGCGTCGATTTGGGCGCGCAACCTGAACATCAAGTAAGGAGGCTGCAAAAAATGGCACTGGTTTACACGCTAATTAAGCGCGGCCACCTTATTGGCGGTCTTGAGGCTATCCTCATGGATATCCTTTTCGACTCAAGCTATCCAACCGGGGGAGAGTTAATCGACAATTCCTCGGTTGGATTGCCGGCCATCCTTGCGGCCATCGACACTCGCTCAGGGGTATCTGATGGCCCGTACAACTTCAAATACAACAAAGCGACCGGGAAGATGCAGGTCTTTCGCTCTGGCAGTGGGCCGATCGAGGTCTATTCCCCGGGCGGTGGCGACATTAAGGGATCGGTTTCTGCGGACGTGGGCATTGCGTCAGGCGCTCTACCCACCAATGGTCAACTATGGTCGACGTTGGCTGACGCGGCAAACACTACGGCCTTTACCATTGCGCTCCAGCCTGATGTTGGCCGCAACGTCTCAATCTCGTTGAAGAACACGGTCGCGGGCGCGTCGACGGGTAATGCCGTCACGTTCACGATTGTTGGAACATTCCGCGGTGCGGCACAGACGGACACGGTGGCGTTTACCGCGCTGGAGTTGACGTCAACCGCGCAGAACGAAGTGGCCACGAAGCATTCGGTGAAGCCGTTTGACTCGATCACTTCAATCACACCATCGGCGGCGCAGCCGGCCAGTTGGCAGCACGCGGCGGGGCCGGGCAGTAAGATCGGTCTTCCGAGTGCTACCGCTACCAACGCCGAAGCTGATCTGATCAAGCTGACCAAGAACGGTGCGAATCTGGCCATCACGGGTCTGTATTCAACGAATCAGACGGTAGACTTCGGCATCTTGGCTGACGGCGACGACATCTCGATCGAGTACCTGGGGTCGGGTGGATTCGTCGAACTCAACAGCGCGTTCGATTTGTCGGCCACAACAATGAGAGCCCTGTTTTTAGGTTAATCGGTTACAATGCTTCCGTGGCAAAACCCCGGTCTGATGAGGCGGTAGAAAAGCGACGTGCTTATGCGCGCGCCTACTACCGCTCTCACCCCCCTACTGGTGAGCGGCTAGAGCGGAAACGCGAGGCCACACGAAGACATAACGAGAAGAAGCGCCTACTTCGCCCTCCCAAGCCTGTACGTGGCCCGGATCCCGAATCACGAGCATGCACCCAATGCCTAGAAGTTAAATCTCTGTCCCTTTTCCATAAGCAGCGCGGTTCACTTTATGGGCGGCGTGCGATCTGCAATGCTTGTGATTACAAAAAAGAGTGCGAATATCGGCAAAAGCCAGAAGTCCGTGCGCGTCGGCAGGCGCGGCAGAGGGCTGCAAATGCCCGTCTTTCACCAGAAAAGAAAGCAGCCAAACGAGATTATCTACGCAGATGGAAAGAGACTTATGTGCCATCCGAAGAACAACGAGAGCGCAACCGTCAAGCTACAAGGGAATGGCATAAGAAGAACCGGCCTCGTATGCGCGAACACTGTCGCCGCTATGAAGCTAAAAAGCGCGCAGTAACAATCGGCGTGGTTTCGTACGATCGAATTTTAGATCGGGACGGGCTG